ACATTCACGATTGGGAAGCAGCAGATGAACCATGGCAGTTTCTGGCAGCATGTGATGAGTATTATCATTGTGTACTTATTTGTGATCGTCATTTTACAAGCCTCCCAGTAGCTACAGATGCTACGTGTAGTGGTCTACAGATACTAGCTGGGCTTGCACGTGATAAGAACACAGCTAAGTTAGTCAATGTCTTACCTTCTGACCGTCCACAAGATGCATACAAGGTAGTTGCAGAAGCTGCTACACCTTACTGTCCTAAGTCTATCCAACCCTACATGGACAGGAAGACTGTTAAGCGTGTTGTTATGACAGTCCCTTACAATGCCAAACCATTCTCCAACCGAGGTTACATCAAAGAAGCCTTAGCTGAGAAAGGTGTTGAGATTGATAAAGATGACTTGACAAAGACTGTGGTCGCTGTTAGAAATGCTATGGATGAGGTCGTACCTGGTCCCATGGCTGTCATGAGCTGGATTGAGTCTGAGGTTGCCAATGCAATCGACAGAGGTGAGTCAGAACTAACGTGGACTACTCCATCTGGTTTTGTCGTTACCCAAAAGCTCATGAAGAAAGAAATGGTGCGTATTGCACTACAACTTCTAGGTGATTGTAAACTTTCTGTCGCAGTCGATGACTCTGACAAGGTTGACAAACAGCACCACAAGAACGCAACAGCACCTAACCTAATCCATTCCCTTGATGCATCTTTACTACACTTCAGTGCGTTGGCTTTTGACGCACCGATCGCTCTCATTCATGACTCTGTATTGTGTCGTGCTACTGACATGTCTTCACTTAGTACAATCGTACGAGAGACATATATGCACCTCTTCGCAGAGCATGATTACTTGCGAGACTTCGCTCACCAAATAGGAGCGGAGACTGACCCACCGATTATCGGAGATCTGACACCAGAATCCGTTATCCAGAGTACCTATTTCTTCTGCTAAATGGAGTATCAAGCACCTGAATATGCTTTCGATGATAGGCAGGAAAAAACTGTCTATAAAGCACGTACGTGTAAGACAACTGTTGAGTTTATCAAACATTGTCATACACTAATTCACATGTGTTCTGAGGCTCTCGTTAAATTTGAAGACGATGCCCGACACCGTGGCATCAATACCAGGGCAGAGGAAACTTATCAGCTTCTCAAAGAGCTGATCAACAAATACACAGTTACGTTTGAATACGAATGACCCGAACCATCCACAAAACTGAACAGCCTGTTACCCTTGAAGGTTATCAAGCTGTACTGAAGCCAAGTAAGTTTGGCTATTCCCTTGCTGCACTTGTCAGTGAGGACATGATTGATGCTCTTGAATCTGACCGTGCTGAGTCACTTCAATGGGCACAGACTAAACTGAAGAACCCTAAGCGTTCTACTCTCAAGCCTGAGCCTTGGGAAGAAGTGTCTGAAGGTCAATATAAGATTAAGTTCTCTTGGAATGAAGAAACCAAGCCTCCGGTTGTCGATACAGAAGGCACGCATATTACTGATGCCGATACACCTATGTATTCTGGTAGTCGTGTCAAGCTGGCGTTCTATCAAAAGCCGTATATCCTTCGTGATGGAGTCACGTACGGAACAAGTCTTAAACTGGTTGGTGTTCAACTGGTGTCATTGTCTGCATCAGCTGGTGTAGATACTGGTGACATGAACGCTGATGATGTTGCTGCATTGTTTGGCAAGACCGAAGGCTTCAAAGCTGGTGAACCTAACGTAACTCCCGCTGAAACCGAAGAGGACGACTTCTAATGGCATTCCGCTCCAAGCTTGAGGAGAAGGTTGCTGATTTACTTGTTGAGCTTGGAGTCAAGTATGAATACGAAACCACCAAAGTCCCTTACGTTATTGAGCACGTTTATACACCTGATTTTATTCTACCCAATGGTGTTGTGCTTGAATGTAAAGGTTACTGGGATTCTGATGATCGGAGAAAGATTAAGGCAGTTAAAACGCTCAATCCTGAACTAGATCTACGTATGGTATTCCAAGCCCCTTTCAATACAATCAGCAAACGATCTAAAACTACATATGCTAAATGGTGCGAACGCCATGACATACCGTGGACATCGTTCCAAAACATCCCACTCAAATGGCTCCTATGACATACGGTACACCCGAGTTTTACAAAGAACAATTCATGGATTTTGTAGGAGATGCCCAGGCTGATCACCCTGAGCACGGTGAAGCCCTTATCCAAGGGTTTCTATTGGCTCTAGATGATTGGATGCAATACCACACAACACAAGCAGCACATTATGGATCCCTCCAAGAGCGAATTCGTTCGACACTCGGAGTGTCTTAATTGTGGATCATCTGATGCCAACAGTGTCTACTCTGATGGGCATACTTATTGTTTTGTTTGCCATCACTACACACACGGTGATGGCGAACCTTCTTTACACATTCATCAAACCAAACGTGTGCAAATACTAGGTTCAGTCGAACGGCTGCAAAAACGCAACATATCTGAGAAGGTATGTAAACAGTATAAAATCTACCGTGATGGTGATCGTTTACGTTTCTACTATCATGACAGTTCCGGCGTCCCTGTTGGTGCCAAAGTAAAAACAAAAGACAAACGATTTAGCTATGAAGGGCAAACAGACGGAAGCTTCTTTGGACAACATTTGTTTCCCGCCACTGGAAAACGAGTCGTTATCACCGAAGGAGAACTCGATGCAGCTTCATGTCAAGAAGCTATGCCGGGGTGGCCGATGGTATCTCTGCCTAGCGGTGCCGCTGCGGCAAAGAAGTCGATACAACGGAATCTCGAATGGCTGCAGGGTTATGAGGAGATTGTCTTGTTCTTCGACAATGACAACCCAGGCCGTCAGGCGGCGAAGGAAGCAGCAAGCGTATTACCACCTAGCAAGGTCAAGATCGCTAACTTACAGGGCGATTACAAGGATGCGTCAGACGCACTCATTGCCAATGACTCTCAAGCAATTCGTGAGGCTATATGGAACGCAAGACCTTACCGTCCAGATGGGATCGTTGACGGAAAAACACTTCTCGAACTTGTAACTACACCATCACCTGCTGCAGATCATGACTACCCATTTCAAGGATTACAATCAAAGCTTCACGGGATCAGGTATGGAGAGCTTGTCACAATCACTGCAGGATCTGGTATCGGCAAATCCAGCTTCTGTCGTGAACTTGCAACTCACCTTCTTGACAAGGGGGAGCGGGTCGGTTATTTGGCGTTGGAAGAATCCAACCGTCGTACAGCCCTAGGACTTATGTCCGCTCATGTAGGTAAAGCATTACACCTTGGAGAACATGACAGACAAACACTCACCGAAGCTTACGAAGATACTCTCGCAAGATGGGATTTGTATTTGTTTGATGGCTTCGGCAGCTTTGATCCTGACATTATTTACAACCGTATCGAGTATCTCGCCGCCGGGTTGGACACCAAAGTCATCTTCCTTGATCACTTATCCATCCTGCTCAGTGGACTAGATGGTGACGAACGGCGGATGATTGACACGACAATGACACGCTTGCGTTCACTTGTTGAGCGCACAGGCATTGCATTGTTCCTTGTTTCACACTTAAAACGTACATCATCTGATCAGAACCATGAAGAAGGGGCGAGAGTTACACTTGGACAATTGCGTGGAAGTGCAGCAATTGCACAACTATCTGACGCATGTATTGGACTTGAACGCGACCAACAGAGCGGATCTAAATCAGCTACTACAACTGTTAGAATCCTCAAGAATCGCTATAGCGGCGAAACTGGCGTCGCCTGTGAACTAAGTTATGATCTACCCACCTGTAAATTCTATGAAACTGAACCAGAACAAGAATTTGACGCAACCACAGACTTTTGAGTCTCCGCATCAGCAAGCTATTCTAACTCCACCTAACCCACCTACACCAGAGATGGTAGAACGTGCCAAGTTTGTCGATAAGACGTACGTTTGGCATGGTCGATAATGCTAATCTTTGACTTAGAAACTGACGGACTTGTACGTGATGTTACCACCATCCACTGCCTTGTTATCTATGACACAGAGACAGATCAAACAATGGTCTTCAACGATCAATCGTTTGAAAGAGTTAGTGACAAACCCGCGACGGACCCGATTGTTAGAGGTGTCCAACTCCTTGAAGATGCTGATCTCATTGCTGGTCATAACATTATTAATTATGACCTTAACGTTATCAACAAACTTTATCCTTGGTTTAGACGTATTGGT